CAGGAAGCGATCAATGCTCTAACATTTGTCCGTTAATCTAGCTAGGGGAAACAGCATGAAGAAAGATAGATCTCTCTTCACAGATACTAGAAGTTTAGTATCTAATTGGGCAGTCGCCGAAGGACCCTTCTCTGAACTCCGTAAGAAGCAAGTTGTTCATCCGAGCAACACCCTTTTAATCCCCGATTTCGATAAAAACTTATTAGCGACTCACGTCGTGAAAAAGTTCAGTCAAATTGGTGGTTACGAGGTTGCAAAATCGAACGCCTATAAAGCGTTCTCGGAAAGAGAAGTTGTTAATCGATCTTTAAACCGTACACTTCGCTTTACTGCGCCGACCCATCTCAGGTTGGCAAGGCGTTATGTACGTGAATACTTAGGTCGTCTCGACAAATCGGTCCTTGATGAAATCCTCACTCTAAGTTACTTCGGCCCTGGCGTCTGCCGTGGGTCAAAGAATGATGAGCTGTCGAAGACTAGAAGTCTTACAATAACAAAGGAGCTTGCTCCATTTGCACCGGCACTGCTGTCTGAGACGGGACTTTCTCGTCTCTTATATGGCAACGATGCACCGTTTTCAAGCCTTTCGGGCCCGACGGTTTTTTGTATCGATAATGCCAAATTGCAGTGTGTCCCAAAAGATGAGACTAAGGCTAGGGTAATCACTATTGAACCTGCTTTGAACAGTTATGTTCAGAACGGGGTCGGTGAGTACCTTCGCCGCCGATTGGAACGTAGATCTTCGCGTTTCGGCCGGCCATACGGGTTCAACCTGTATGATCAATCCATCAACCAATCACTAGCTGTGTACCCGAACGCAACTCTTGACCTTAAGGATGCTAGTAATTCTCTTAGCATTTCTTTGGTAGAGTTGCTCCTTCCTCCGGAGTGGTTCCATTTATTGGACCTGCTTAGGAGTAGGCGGTACATCGACAGTTGTGGTGAGATCGTGCCCTTCCACTTATTCTGTGGTATGGGTAACGGTTTTTGCTTTCCGCTCCAGACGATTTTGTTTGCATCGCTGGTACGGGCCGCTGTTGAAGAACCCGGTGACTGCTTCACGGTCTATGGCGATGATATTATCATATCGCCTAATGCTGTGTTGCCAGTTATCTCCTTATACGAAAGTGTAGGGTTAGTGATTAACCGTGATAAGTCCCATTATACCCTCGATGATTTTTATCGGGAGTCGTGTGGGGTTCATACTTATCACGGTCGCCTGGTTACGCCAGTACGTTTTAACTGGTCCCAAGGTGATGACTTGCGCGTAGCTGCTGTCGCGTTTCACAACGTGTATTTGCAGTTTTTATCACGATATTATTTCGTGAGCCGCGAGTCATTGTCCTTGTGTCGTGCCATTCAGGGGTATTTTCCTGAAATTGGTATCGATGGTTACGGTTCGCCTCGCATTTCCTTTTGGGGAAATAAAAGGCGGCGCTGGCCATCTTCGGCACTAAAGCCAGTGATTAACCCCATTCCTTACGAAGAATCTGCGTGTGGCTATATGCACGCGCTATATCGTAAGGTTCCTCGGCACTCTTTTGGAGCTGGAGGTAATATGGGTCGTACTGTTGGGCTTAAAGCTGAAAACGAGTTTTTTACATCTCGCCAAAGCTTTAAGGGTTTCACGAGGGTCCGGACCAGATCTTACATTGGTCTATTTCCCTTCGTTGTTTTGGACGCCGGATAACGG